GCCGAAGTTGAGCAACATCATGAGAGGCAGTTGGAACAGAGGAAAAACAAACTTAAGGAGAGGATAAAATGCTTAAACAACTGATGCTCAATAAAAAAATTGAGCAGCGTAAAGCAGAGCTTGAAGAGCTGCTCAAGCAGGAGCAGGGACTGAAAATCCGGTCAGATGAACTTGAAGCGGCCATTGAAGAAGCGAAAACGGATGAAGAAATGGCTACGGTTGAAGAAGAAACGACAAAGCTGGAAAAAGAACAGGGGGAACTGAAGGAGAAGAAATCCAAGCTCGAGGATGAGATTGCTGAATTAGAGAATGAGCTGGAACAACTTAAAAGCAAAGAGCCCAAAAATGATCCTCCTCCGGCGAATCCGGAGAGAGGCAAAGAACAAGGAGGAGAAGTGCGGATGAAAAGAGGAGTTTTTGCCGGTATGAATCGGGGTGAGGTCGAGAACCTTATTAACCGCGAAGATGTAAGAGAATTTTTACAGAGGACCAGGGAACTCGCGACACAAAAGAGAGCTGTTACTGGTGGGGACCTGTTGATCCCCGATGTAATGCTTGGCCTTTTGAGGGACAACATTGCCTTGAGCTCCAAGCTACTCACCAAGGTGAACTACAAGCCCCTAAAGGGGACAGCTCGCCAAAACATTACCGGGACAGTGCCGGAAGCTGTGTGGACTGAAATGGTCGGGGCACTTAATGAATTGGAGATTAGCTTTAACCAGGTCGAGGTTGACGGGTACAAAGTAGGCGGCTTTGTAGTAATTCCCAATTCTACCTTGCAGGACAGCGATATTAGCTTGGCTTCGGAGATTTTAACCCAAATATCCAAAGCCATCGGGATCGCTCTTGATAAAGCGATACTTTATGGTTTAGGCACTAAACAGCCATTGGGTATCGTTACCAGGTTAGCTCAATCTTCCGCACCTGACGGATATCCTGCGAACGCTCCTGCTTGGGAAAAGTTGAGTACAAGCAACATTAAAAAGCTCACCAGCACCGGAGCAACCCTGATTGGCGATATTATAGAAGCTTTTGCCGCATGCAAGAATGATTATTCAGAGGGCAGGAAGTTCCACGCCATGAACAGCGTCACCTATGCGTATTTGATGGGCACGTTGCTAAACTTTAACGCAGCCGGGGCACTTGTAACCGGTATGCAGAACCAAATGCCGGTACTGGGCGGTGATATTGTAATCCTTGACTTCATGCCTAATTACGATATTGTCAGCGGCTACGGCGACCTCTACCTATTGGTAGAACGGGAAGGCACCGTCCTCGCAGCTTCCGAACACGTGAAGTTTATTGAGGATCAGACTGTATTCAAAGGCTTGGCGAGATACGATGGGCTGCCTGTTATTGCGAAAGGGTTTGTGTTGATGAACATTAAGAACGCAAACGCTACTACTACTGCAACTTTTGAATTTGACTATGCAAATACCGGGCTTGGTGAATTGACTGTAACCTCTGAAGCAGGGACTTCTGCAGGAGATACAAAAATCAAAGTATCCGGGCATGAAGCTTCAGGCACTACCATCGCTTACAAGAGCGGAATAGACGTAGCAAAGGTTTATACAGGTATGAAGAAGACAGCTGCATGGCTTGGCTTCGGCAATGAGCCCAACTTTACAACTGGTGTAAACCTGGAAGGCCTGACCGCTGATCATCTCATTACTGTAGTTGAGTTTGATGCTAAGGGCAAGGCGATCAAAGCTGGTGTGGCCAGGATTGTAGTTAACACTAGCTCATAGAGTGATAACGATGGACATTAATCTGATTGTAACTATGGTCAAGGCACGCATTGGGCTTAATGACCGGATGCTCAAAGCGGACATTATCGCCGCTATAAGGGAGGCGATGGGATGGTAATGCAACGAGGGTTTTTATCCGCGGCACAACCATTTAGCGCCGAGCATGGTGCCTTGGATTTAATCAAGGCTCGATTGGGTATTAGCTCATCCGTGAGAGATACGTACCTGACTGCCATTATCAACGGCGTGGTAAAAGAACTGGAAGATGAAAAGGGGTTGGTGCTAGATGGTGCCAACCCTTATCACCTCATGTTTGTTGTAGATTTTGTCACCTGGCGGTATCAAAACAGGGACACGCCCGAAGGTATGCCTAGACACTTG